TCGCTGAACTTGATGTGAACTTCCTTCACCTTGTCGATTGCGAGAGCAGAAAGACCCTGCTTAGTAGGCACAGTCTTGTCACCCTCGGGAATCATGACCGTCTTGACGCTCTCTGCGAACTGTAGAGCGCCAGCCTGACGATCACGTGCGAGCAACTCTTGATGCTCACGCCAGTACTGAGGATACTTCTCCGAAAACTCCTTCTCCTGCGAAGAAGTATCGACGGCATCCTTGAGTGCCTTCCATTCACTGAGTGCTACACGAGCAGGCTCGAAGAACTCAGTTCCTGGTGCATCTGGCACAGTGATGCCAAGGATGCTATAGAGCTGACTTACCTGCGAACCAGACAGCTCAATACCGTCCACGCCTTCCTCCTCTCTTTCACTCTTAGGAACTGGGGGTGGTGCGTTTGTATTGGGTGGCTTGGGATTCGGGCCTTCGATTGAAGGATCAGTGATTGGTACAGGAAGTGGATCACGCCTCCACCCACCACCGATAGCAGGATCATCTTCACCCGATTGATCCTTACGAGGCGCAGGAGGGTCAGTAGTACCAGGCTCAGCGTGTTCCTCTTCCTTATGCTCGTCATAAACTTCATAGCCCTCACGAACTAGAAGCTCATACGCGAGCTTGATCGCCTCACTCTCTTCACCAGTCTCACTTGCTGACTTGGCAGCGCCCGCGAGTAGTTTACGTGCCCGAGCTTGAAGTGAGTTTTTGAGAGAATCCGAGATTCCCTTCATCTGTGGAATGCGAGCAATTGCATTCCTCAGATGTGGCAGATCAATCTTGCCAGATGCATCCTTGTACGGTAGGTGACGTTTACTCTTATTCGTAGCTGCCCCTGCCTCCACGTACAAGAATGCAGAGTTTGGAAGGCTATTAACGTAGGCCGTAGACCATACTGCAAACTCACGTTTGGTATCGTCGTCCAGCTCGTCCCACATAGCTTCCGAGAAGTTGATTGGCATGGTACGCTTAGCGACCGGTCTATTCGTAAGACCACCGCCAAGGATGACGTCAGCAACAACTTCGCCGTTGTCCGTGTGGTATTCGTCATCCCATTCGAGCGACCAGTACTTCCACTTCCCATCTTTGACTTCCTGTTTTGCATCGTTAGTAAACTCTACGCGTGCGTAAAGCGATTGCTGTGCGGGGTCATCAGACGATGGGGCGATCTTGAATTCCTTGTACCAACCCGAAGCCTGTAGACCCTTGGCAGGATCACGTCCATGCTCGAAGTCAGTCGCAACTTCTTGACCACGGACATTGTTCTTGAAGTTGGTGATGAAGCGTTCCAACTTATCGACGGTAACTGGAATTTCTCCGTACTGCGGAGTTGTGTATACACGCGCAGGCAGAGCCTCAATCCAGTTACCAGACTCAATTTCAGTCGGAATCTCAACTACACTGGTTTCTAGCATCTAGGAGTCACCACCTCCATTTCACTTACTAGTCGCGCGTGCTTCCATCTTGTGTCTCCCGTTGAACAATCTTCTAGTAGAGCACCAAGTCGTGTCCATCCCACAATCCAGTACAGATTCGTCCCATCGGTGAGATACACCCCCTCACCTAGCCGCAAGCTTCTGTCCTCTCTAATCAGCTGATCCGCTTGTGGTTGCTTTACCGACATTTCCTTGTCCCGCGTTTCCGACGATGCTAACGTTACCTTTACCGTTAGTTGACCCATTTGGCGAATTCGCGGCCCCCTGTTCCAAACCCTGCACAGGGTCTGGCGGGGATGGTTGAGTGTAATCACCAGGGTTCTTCTTAGGCATGTCAAATACTGCACGAATCCAGTTCTCAGTATTAAGGTCTGGAGTAAGACCCGACTGAGCGAAAAGATTTGCAAGAGCAGCACCCAACATCTGTAGGTCACGTGTCTCACCGATGTTACGAACGTTGAGCTGAGGGAAGCTTTTGGTCGGATAGTTCCAGACGACAAGTTCAGGAATCATATACATGTTGACTACCTCACAGAGATAGTTCGCCACGTATCTGAGAGATTTCATGAAGATGTCAGACTGGACAGCACCCGTCGCTCTAGCTCCTGACGTGCCTTGCATTCCAAGACCCATGAACTCTGCCATCGTATTCAGCAGAATCATGATGTTGTGGTGTGCGGCAGATTCCAGGACGTTCACGAGATTCCCGTGAACCTCCTTGAACTCCACGTCCACGTTAGGCGTGAGGATCATGAAGGCTTCTTCATTCGTCCTCAAGTTTCTGAGCATTGTCCTCAGAGCATCTTTATCTTTCTGAGTAGCCGCTGGCCCAAGCTTACCAGCAGGAACACCGAGACTATTCCTTTCCTTCTGGATAGCGTCGATCTTGTAGAAATGAATCTTGTAGTACCAGTGAGCGTATGCTGTCCTAAGGAGACTACGACCTGTAAGATCACCGCCACGCCTTGAAAACGTGAAAATCATGATCTTATTGATCGGTAGGTCTACATCGACAACCGTCTTGTCTGCCTGGATGGCCGATTGTGTGACATTTACTGGCCCACCGTTGTTATCGTAGTCGATCATCTTGATGGTATTTGCAGGCCGTACTCCAAGCTTCTTGAGCATGGTGTACTGCTTAGTGTTGCGTCCTTTGCCCTTTGGAGTCCACTCCCGAAGTTCGTAGACTTTCTCCAAACAACTGAAGCCATCTTCAAAGAAGTGCAACACGTCCTCAAGTGCGTTAAGGAACGGAGAACTCATCCCACCAAACAGGTTCGCACCTACGAATTCAGCGATTTCTTGGTTGATCGGCTGCTCATCGTAAGGCTCGACATAGAAGTCTGCACCCAAAATCGGCGTCTTTTGGACGCGCATGGAGACATCTACAGTCGAATCAGTCATCATCTTCGTGTAAACTTGCAGTCTCTGGTAAGGACTGGCAAGCTCAGGAACTATCTCACGGATGATAACTGGCTGAGAGCTACCAGCTTCAGCATCCAGCTCAGGTGCAGGAATCTCAGGGTCTTGGATTCCAGTAGACTGGTAGCTCGTACCCGTCTGTGCCTTACGCGGTGATCTGAGTGGAATTTGCATGTTGTTCCTAGAGCGTGATCCTCGACAAGTCATCCATAGTCATGGGAGTGTTCAGCGTGAAGAAGTCCTCAGATTCACTTCCGCGGTAAGCTTCACCATAAATATCTGCAAGGTGCATTCCAGCTCCAGCCACGAAGTACGGCCCAATGAAATATCTGAGCGCGTCAACAGCGTGATCGTCCACTTTGTGCTGGATATTGCCATCACCTTGTAGCTCTTGTAGGTCAAGCCTGGTTTGTCTGCCCAGCTCTTTCACATGCAACGTGCCCATCTGCCTGATGAGGTTGGTGCATGAAGGATCAACGTAAATCTGCGGTGGACTAGCCAGCATCATGCGCTTCATCTGCTCGATACTCAGCTTCCACCTGACGTCCTCGAAACCCACGTATCCGATCGTAAGCGCGAGAGTCGCAGCTTCGTCGGCACCACGGGGATCACCCCACATGGCATCTATCTTGTAGTCGTGGGGGTTTTCACGATCACGCAGATAGATGCCATGCTCCATAGTGGAGACATTCGACTTGTAGTACTCTCTCCACACGTACACAGATGGGAAGCCAGCGGTATTGGTTCCCACTTGTATGTCAAGGCAGACGAATGGATTTGAGAACCCATAGTCGAATGCTAGGTAGTTGGGAAAGCTAGGGTTGTAACGAAGGGAGCTTACGTGAACCTTATCATCCCACTCCTCGAAGATCGCTCCCGTTCTTGTAGTAAACAGTGCGCCATACTCTTGGTCAAACCACTGCTTACTAGCCACGCGCTTTACTCGCTGAATCTCTGGATCATTGAACCCACCAGGGAACCTAACGAGATTCTCCCACGTCGGGAAGTTCCAGCTTTGGTACAAACCTTGGATAGTGGGGTTTATCTGTGCTTCCTGCCCCAGCATGTACATACCGTGATACCAGTTGTAACCTTGAGGCGTACTCGGGAAGTCACAAGTGCCTCTAAGGTCTGACAACGCCGGCTCGACGTATTGTTCCCACGTAGCCCGATGATGGCGCGCTGCCTCACTCATGCAAGCATGACTGAGAGCTTCACCTAGGAGTGAATCAGGCTTATCCGCAGAGACGACTTCGATGTGCGATCCCCAGGGAGTGATGATGTACATATCACCCTGATGAGCACTATAAGCCTTACGACAGTACTTGAGGATTCCGAGCTTCTGGTAATCACTCCATACGACACGGAACTCCTTTTCACCCAACTTATACGTCGGGCCGATGATCCAGTTCCAAGTTTCAGGCACGAAAGCCTTGAAACCTACACGATGACCAGCAGGCAGAGACTTGCCATACCTGCGCCCACAACAAGGTACATTGAAACGGACGCGCGAATACAGGTACTCAGCTTGTCCTGCTGAGTGAGGTTTGAACCCTACCTTCTTGTAGTAGAGTTCATCACTGATGCCCGGCTCGACGTCCGGTGGATTGATCGCTAGTGGCACGCCGCTAGCTATTCAATAGCCTTGCGCTTAGCTTTGTCCATATGCCTTTGCAGCTTCTCGGCTGGAGTCAGCTCGGGGACTTCACTTGCAGCTAACTGTGCTTGTGAAGGCGCAGGCGTCTTAGTCAGCTCACGCATCAGTTCACGGATAGGATCACCTTCACGAGTCGATTCATCGAAAGCTTCCTTGATGATGAACGTACTCGCCTTGAGGCGAATGCTGTCCGAGTCTGAATTGTGTGCCAGCCACACAATCTGCAAAGCTGCGTCTTGCACGTTCCGCTTGAAGAAATCGCGAGTAGCGGCTTCCACATGAGCTTGGGTTCCCGCCTGCTGCGACTCTTCAAACTCAGCTCTCAGAGCTGCTGCATATGAGTGAAGCTCAGCTTGCAAGCTCTCATCAGTGACGTTCGGTTCCAGTGAATCCTTGGATTCGTGGGCGTTCTCGTCCATGCCACCAGTATAGCATGGTTACTCGGTGTACTGGCTTTTCGGGGTCTACTTTATTTTGGGTCGGTTGACTTAGAGATTTAATGTTAACGTGCGTATTATCAGCTGCCTGAAAGATTCGCTACACTGACGAACACAGCGTCTCACTGTGCCGAAAATGGCTTGAAACAATGCTTTGCATGGGTATCACGCTTTACATTAGTCCAGTAGTTTATACTGATTCGGTGGGTGGGGTGGGCAGCTACACTCCCCTTGTCGGTTGGGACAGACAGCCCGGCCGGGGGTGAGTCACGAGGCGCACATGTCACGCGCGGGAGGGCTCATGTCGAAAACTTAGGAGGCTTCTCATGATGAGCGACCTTATGGCCGATGAGATCATGATGGCTGACACCCTACGCTACATCGCTAGGTATCGTCGCGACAGCTTGGCCCTTGGGCAGCATCGGACACCTAGGTCTAGCAAGGATAACGTCGGTTGCCATGACTCGCACAAGGCCAACACCTATCGTCGGCAGCCGCGCACGGCATACTCAAACCCGAGTCTCGGTGAGGGTACGTCGCCAGGGATGAAAGTTACCCTTGCGGATGGTAGTGAGCACATCGTGCCCGCTACGCGGAACTGGCGCAGCCATCTCAAGCAGGCCGAGGTGAAGGATCATCGCACACAGACCGAGCGTGTCGGTGGTAGCCAGGCAGACTATGACTAGGCGCAAGCCTAGTCATAGTCGCTCCACAAAGCCTCCTAAGTAAGCTGGCAAGATCACCCAAATGGGTGATGCTGCGAGCTTGGAAACAAGCTAAGCTGTACACACAACAGAGAAAGGAACTGACGTGAGCGAGCACGATAAGATTGCTCAAGTCTGTGACGAGCATCGCAAGGGTCTACTGACTCATGGTGATCTCATCTCGACTCTACTCGTCAACTTCAAGATCGCAGACTTGACAGAGTTTGCGATGGACGAGTGGCGCAAGACTGACGAGGCGTTGCTGGCCTGCGCGAAAGACCTTGGCCTCAACCTTCAGTAACAACATCACCCATTAGGGTGATGCACAGAGAGTAGACAAGCGCTACTTTGTGTGCATCACCAACACAAACGAAAACGCAAACGGAGGCAACGTGATCGGAATTGTGATCGCGGTTGTGCTACTGTTCGTGGCGCAAATGTGTATCGTGATGAGCCACGACGTCGCAACCACTCTAGTTGCTCTCATTCCACTAAGCCTAGCGGCGGTGGTGATGTTGGCAGCAACGCGCAAATCACCCTAACGGGTGATGCGCAGAGTATATCAACTGATATACTGTGCGCAACACCAGTTAGAAACAACTGAGAAAGGAACTGCGAAATGGCGCTAACGAATAGCCAAATCGCGGCCCTGTATAAGACCGGCACAAAGCGAACGGCGGGAGTTACCAAACGTCGCAAGCGTCGTGCTAACTTCGTAGTCATCCGTGACGGAGAACAGTTGTTCACGGAGCCACGGAGTTATGTGAAAGCCGAGCAACTGCAAAGCTTCGTCGGTAACGTCGGAAGTCAACGCAGATCGGCTAAGGGTCGTGTCTATCGTCTGCCGAACGGCTGGCGCAAGTTCGACGGCTACAAGAAACCCGACGTTGTAGCGTACCTCGCACGTCCGTAAGGATTGCGAGGAACGGTGCTAACTGTGGCTTAAGTGAGTACCGTACGAACACGCGTTCGTGGAGAAACTGCACCAACTGCTCAAAGAACACACCATTTATTACAACTACTTACAAGTGTACTTGTGGTTGTTGGTGCAGCTCACAAATCAATTAAATGAGTAAAATCAATGCGCAGCGAAAGTTGCCGGTGTTGCCGGTGTTGCGAAGGATGGCTAAATTGAAGTAAGCCACTTCGACAACACCGCATCACAGTTGAGCAGACTTGACAAATCCGGTCAAGTGTGCTAAGCTGTAGACCGCAGCTTAGATGGGCGATGGTACTAGACTAAAACAAGTCAGGGTCTTACGCAGACGTACCGAGTTTGCTGGAGACGAATGAATCCGTCACCTTGCTAGGGGAAGGGTCAACCCCCAATAAACGCAGAAAAGACGGTAAACTAAGCACAGCAAAACCCTGACTAACCCATCAGCAAAAACGGGAACAAACAGAAAGGAACAACTCAAATGGGTCTGAGCAACGCTGAGATCCAGGCTCTCTACGCCAAGAAGCGCACGAAGGGTCTTTACGAAGACTGCATGACTGAGCTTCTGGAGGGTGACGAGCCTGGTGTCAACCCTGCTGAGACTTGGCCGCTTCACTTCGGAACCATCACTGTCGTGGAAACCAACGAGGACGGTACTCCCAAGTTGGACGAGAACGGCGAGAAGGTCACGAAGAAGGAGCCCAAGAAGTCGGCAACGACTATCTATCAGGGCTTCAACAACGCGGTCAAGAAGCTCAACCTGACCAACGACATCGACGTCATCCAGCGCGATGGTGCGGTGTTCATCATGGTCAAGACTCGCGTGACTCCCATCCTCCAGGAGCAGATGGAGGAGGATGGTGACGAGACTCTCGTGACCACCATGAACGGCTCGGAGCCGGTGGCAACGCCGGACACCGAGGACGAGGAAAGCTAAACCAACCTACCAAGTAACAACCTGCTAGCGTAAGATAAACGGGAATCCACCGACAAGGCTTCGCGCTATCGGTTATGTAGGTTCGAATCCTACCGCTAGCAATCGCACCAAACAACAAACAAGGACGAACATGAAACCTTCACAGCTTGTGAGAATCAAGCGCAGGCGGAAGGAACTTCGTGGTGGTCACTCGGTGAAGTGCTGGAAGATGTACGAAGATCATCTTTCGCCTAACAACCGAGTCTGCACCTGCAACAAGAACAACGAAGTTCCAAAGCCTGTGAAGCGAGTCAGAGCAAGCCACTAGGCTTGCTAAGCTAGCCCACCTAACTCAGCCGGATAACGCTATTAGCGTGAGGTCAACAAGCTCCGGGCGCACCTACCATCATAGCTTATGCTTGATATAAGCTAGCGTTGGAGGAACTCCCCGGACACCAAGACCGTGAATGCTGTAACAAATGTCGGTGATGCTGGGCTAGCTCAGCAAGTCTAGAGCAAACCAATGCAAACAGACTTGAAACAAGTGAGGCTAACAAGCCAGTGGGGAAAACCAAGGCCAAGGTAAGGTAGCTAGCTTAACTGATACCTGAGGATAACCTTGGTGGCATCGACGGATAAGTGATGGGCCATTCGCCTTAGCTAAGTGAATGGATTGAGTAGCCTAACGCGAGCTTTGCCATACCGTGAAAACCACGGTGCGTGGAAGCTGCTCGTCAAGATCGCAACTTGGCAACCCTGTGAAAGCCGCTTATCTACCAAGCTGATAACTCACTGGCTTGTTAGCTTCACAAAAGTGAAGTGAACCCAACAACAAAACAAACGGGAAAGGTGACAGATGACTGAAACCACCACTATCGTGGAGGAAAAGTCGGAGTCGCTGAGCAAGTTCAACGAGAGGCTCATCGCGGAGATGAACAAGATCAATCTCCTATCTTCGTGGAGCATTTCACTGTGGAACGCTACTGACGGTGAAGTGGAGCTTCCCTGGAGTCCGTCGTATGACAGTGAGAGCATCACTGTCCACAAACCCCAACCCAAGAAGCTAGTCGAGAAGTCTTGGGAACCGGGCGAGTTCTACGAGACGACGGACTATTCTGCACCGCGTGAAGTGGATATCGAGGCGACCAACAAGTTGATCGCTAAGATCATCAAGCACGCACGCAAGTGTGGATACCAGGTCGAGAAGAAGTACGACGGTAGCACGTTCCGTGTTACTGTTGTTCTTCTTCAGGTCGGTGAGAAGCGCAGCTACAACGACGTCACGTACACCTACAACGCAAATCGCCAGTCGGTTTGCGAGAAGGTCGTGACCATCGTTCATCACGAGGCTGAGACGAAGGTGATCGAGGCTCATGATGAGGAAGTCGTCGAGTGGAACTGTGAGAAGATCAGTTTCATGGCGATGAACGACACGGATTCCGTGGACGAGGATTCGGAGTCCGAGTAACAAACTACTGCTAACCTTCTGCGGAGGGTTAGTAAGCTAGTGAGTGAACCCGCAAACACAAAGCGGCACTACCGGGTGGTAGATAGCTCACTAGCTTACCAACCCTCTGAACAACGGGAGTTGAAAGGACAAATGAGCCTACCAAAGCTTACGTTCGCGTATGCTAAGGCTCAAGAGTTGCTGGAGTTGCATGGTCTGGCTCAGCAAGGATGGACGTTCACTATCTCTAACAAGAAGAGAGCGTTGGGTACTTGCTTTCATGGCCGTAAAGAGATCGTTTACTCCAAGCATTTCCTCGATGAGCCTAACGAGCAAATCGTGGACACCATCTTGCATGAGATTGCTCATGCATTGGTTGGCCCAGGTCACGGTCATGACGACGTGTGGCGTCGGAAGTGTATCGAAGTTGGTGCAAACCCCAACCGTACGGCTGAGGTTGAATCCATGCCTAGGTATAACTTCGTCATCAAGTGCGTCAATCCTAACTGTCCTAGGCCAGCTAAGATTCACAGATATCGCTTAAAGCGTGAAGCTGTGAGTCGCATGTACTGCACAGCTTGCGGGCACGACCTAAAAGCCTTCAAGCTGGTGTACAAACAGCAGTAAACGCACCAAGAAAGGAACAACCAGTGGCTAACGCTGATCCGATCAGCGAGCCTCAGAAGAAGTACATCAAGGACTTGGTCACAAAGCGTGACATCACAAGTCTCTCTGATGCACAAAGGGAGTTTCTGAATCCTCCTGCTGAAAACGCAGAAGAGTTCGAGCAACTCCAAGAGGCTAACCTCAGCTTGATGAATAAGGGTCAAGCAAGCGAGGCTATCAAAGCTCTGCTCGCTTGTCCTATCAAGCCGGTTGAGCAACCTCAACCTCAAACCCAGCCTGAGGTACTAATCTCGCCTGGTGGTGAAGAGGTTGTCATCGAAGTTCCTCTCGATGACCCTGTGCCTGAAGTTCAGAGGGCACCGGGAATTGACTATTCGAGGGAAAACGAGCCTCAAGTGCAACAGGGTTACTTCTTTGTTGTCGATCCTACGGAGGATGATCCCGATAAGGTGGAGAAGTTCTTTCGTGTGAGACACGGCAAGGAAGGGACTAAGTGGCAAGGCTACCAGTTCCTCGATGTCCAAGCTAGCGATTTCTTCTATCCTATCAAGGATCAGAGACGTCGCTTCTTGATCCTCTCGGAAATCGCTAAAGACCCTGTAAAGGCGATGAACGAGTATGGACTGAGGCTCGGAAGATGTGGAGTCTGCAATAGGACTCTCACTGATAGGCACAGTATCCTCAGGGGTATCGGGCCTATCTGCGCTGAAAGACTTGGCCCAACTGATGAGCAAGAGGAAATGCTCAGAAGGCTAGGGCTAATCAAGGACTAGCAATAATGCTAGTGAACAAAACGGGAGTAAAACAAATGAGTGGTGGAGTCGCTGTCTTTCTGCTCGCCTATCTCGGTTCACTGATCTGGTGTACCGTGATCGGAGTCCAGAAGGGCAAGGGTGCCATGATGGTGTGTGGGTGGATTCTGTTCACTCCACTCATCTACATCGGTGCCTCACGGATCGCCAAGCCGAACTCCAAGTGGGCTCGTGAGAAGTATCACTACGATCCCATGAAGAGTGAGCTTTCCAAGATGCGTTTTCCTAAGGAGCGCTGGATCATGGAGAATGCTCAGTGGATGGCCGATCAGCGTTCGGTTGTTGGTCAGCCGACTGACTAACAACAAAACTAGCCCAACTGCGGTGGGGCTAGTGGAGAGCATGTAATTGGGAATTCCGCACCCATAAGACTAGCGCATGACAGATCACACCCGCGGTTTGTCATAAAGGTCACGTGCTCTCCACTAACCCCACACAAGAGAATTGTTACATGGAAGTGTGAGGTACGGAGCAGGAAATATTTTTCCAGGCTCTTGACAACGGCGGCCCGATGTGGTATAATGGGCCATCGCACAAATCCAACGTCTACCGAGTAGCGAATGCGAACAGGTGTTCGACAGTAAAACCCGGTGGATAAATCGGATAAAACTGAAACAGGGAGAACAATGCCTCTCGATCAAGCGCAGGTTGATGCACTAGCCAAGCGCAAAGGTCTTACCATTCATCGTCACAGGCTGACGTATGGTAAAGGCCGTGTGCGTATCGAGTGCGTCACGTGTGGCAAGGCAACTAAGTTCCTTGCCAACGAAGCTGAGGCCAGAGAGTCAATCAAACAACTCGGCCACGCTTAACAAGTAGCTAGCCCATAGGGCTAGTAAGCCTCACCCGGACGATAACTAGGATGAATAACTGCGGATGTTATCACCGCACTTATCCAACTCGGACGCCTGAGTCATGCCCGTGCACGGGTGTTATGGCAAGGGAACGAGTATAATCCTACCCGGTGAGGCTTACTAGCTCTAACGAGCTAATCCAGTTGCCGGCCTGGATAGAACAAAACCGGCACACGACTAAAACGGGAGGTGTTGATTGGCTATAGTCATAGCCATAGTTGACATCGCCATCGTCATCGTCGTTATCTGTGTTATTGGACAGCGACGAGAAAACCAGGATGCAACGAAAGTTGCAATCCAACAAACAAAACGCACCGTTGGTGGTTCAAGCCGTCATACAAGCGACGGGAAATCCAGAATCCCCAGCCTACTCACGGACACGTCTGGAACTAATGGAACGAGGGTTCAGAGTAAGGACTCTCAATCCAGTAGCGAGGACTCTCTACGAGATAGTTGGGAATCTTGGCTTGGATGACGGCTTGCTTCCTGTTGACGATCACACTCTTGAATACGAGGTCTACGAGTAATGAGAGAGCGTGACATCAACAGAAAGCTGTTCCACAAGGGTCATTACGAAATCATAGCTGGCCGATTTCGTAGAGCACTCGAACCATACATGGGGCTTTCTGAACTGAGTGAACATTCTCAGGGACAGTTTCTCCATGCAAGAGTGGCTCTCGTTGATCTAGCATTGGAGTTTGCATATAGACTCCAAGCTGACAACGAGGACTTTGATCCTCTCATCTTCTTGCGTAGATGTTCTCCGAATCCTACGGAGTTCCCGCTTGAGGAATTGTGGGACGCTGACAACTACCAGCACAGCATCAAAGTCGATGGCTAGTGCGGTTATCACGTATTCAAGTCAGGATGGTGTGATAACTGTTCGTGTCGGGAGGGCCGTGGAGTATATCTCCACGGCCTTCAAGACTAAAGCACAAATCTTCGACTCCGTGAAGTATGCGTGTATCTCGAAAAACGCTATCATCAGCGATGTCGAGCTTACGCATATTCTTCAAAAAGTGCGAGATGAAAGTGACACATGACAACTAATTCAGAGTGGGACTTGTGGGCTGACCACAATGAGCCTACAACCAGGACTCACGGTGTTCTCTATCACGTTGAGATTCCTGGTCATCCGCGTGAAGTCAACGCACGAATCCTCGTGTATAACGATGGACTCGCTGAGTTGGAACACTTCACATGGTTCGGTGTCCACGGGCCTAAGCGCGGTGGCTACCGTCTGAGTGATCCCGAAGATAAGAAGCTTTGGGACACGAAGGAAGAAGTCCTCGCATGGCTCGCTGAGTGGGGGCTTATCAAGCTTAAGCGGATAGGCCGTGAGGACAGTGAGTGGTTCGCCACCGAGGAGTTGACTGGTGAAAACGTTACACCAGGTGACTCCAGTGACTGACAAACGCAAGCGTCTAGTCATGGTTGAGTCCAACAAGATTCGATCTGAGCAACGTGAGATCGAAGAGAAGTTGAGGAAACTCACCTTCAAAAAGAAAACTCTCACTGACTACGAACGAGCTTCCGCAATTATGAATGCTATCAATATAGCCATTCAGGATTTGACGGAGGAACAGTTCGTGATCTGTACTCCAATCTTCGCTCGATATTTGAACGAGGTTGTACGGATTTCTCCACCTAGTTTAGCTAAAGGTGATCCTGAGTTCATCAGGTTGTCTAAGCTAATCGGTGAAGCAGCGAGAGCTGTCGTACAAGCTGAGCATGATGAGCTGCGTAAGCGTCGTCTAGCTCACCGTGAGCCTGTGCAGGCCGTTGTAATGGAGGGCCGCAAATGCTCACGTTGTAAGAAACGTCCAGCGAAGTTCGATAACTTGTGTGGACGTTGTGCCGAAGAAACGGGAGCGAGAACGAAAGGGAAAGTGTAGTATGACAAAGCTGTCCTTTCTTGATCCTCTCGATCACATCGAATGGGCCAAAGCTCTAGCTGCAAAGCGAACTGAGTTTACAGCCAGAAGTGGACTCAAACTCACCTTGGACTACGATAAGAGGCCAGGATGGGTTTGGTTCAAGGCTGTGGATTCGATTGCTCCATGTGGCTGGTCAGAGCTATGAATGACCCATTCTGGAACAAGCTCTATGACGCAGCGGATACAGTGATGCGTCATCCTGAAACCGAACTGACTATCGAGTACGGTGATAAGTCAGGTAGGGTTTGGGCGAAAGTCGATCCAGAGACAAGAGAGCTGACAGTCGCGATCGAGATAAAACAACTCATCAACCAACCAAGGAGTGACAATGCCTAAGGTTGGGCTTCGCGAGTCTTTCGAGATGGAGACTCGTGACAAGTACCACAAGGTCAACTGTGAGGTTGGCATGACCGTCGATGGTCGTGAGCTTCCGAACATGAGTGTCCTTGGGGCTGCTCTTGAAGAGGCTATCAAGCTGATTCAAGAGCGTGTCACTGAGAGTTACAAGGTGGTTCCGCCTCGTAACGAGTTTGTGACTGATGGTGCTCAACAGCCTGCACAAGTGACTCAGTTGCCTGTGCCTGCTACTGTTCCTGAGCCTGTCAGTCAACCGACTCCACCGAGAACGGTACCATTCGGTAGCTAGCGGTGATTACTGAAAGAGTGCAGTTCAGACTCTTTCAGATGGATTGCTGTGGGTTCATGCTATGTTGGGTGAACCCACGCTTTCCAACCTACTGCCCGAACTGCGGCAAGATTGTATTTCCCGATGTAAAACGTTGGGTTATGCAGTCTGACCTTGAAACCGCTGAATTGCGTTTAGGGGGTGACTTTTGCCGCTAAGCAACGAGAGGATACAGGAGCTAATCAAGAAGCGTGATGCTCCGAAACCTCAGAGAAGTGGTGCAGGTCGCAGTCGTAAGAAGTTCGATCCGAACGATCGAACTTATCAAGCCTGGTTTGCACTTGAACACTGGGTTTACGATCACAATAGCAGCACAGGTGATCCAGCCTTCTGTGATAATCCTGATTGTGCTGATCCTCGTGATAGAACATATGGTCAGACAGTCGGGATATTCGGAGATAGGAAACTATGCCGCTTCTGCTTCATCAGTGGGTGGCTAGCGACTAACCCGGATCAGGTGAAACTTGACTGAGATCGTCAAACACCACGCTCTTGAGTTCTATCGGGAACTCGAAAAACGGGCTGACGCCAACGAGTTTGGCATCCCCGTGTTTGAGGGACAAGTGACGAAGGTGATGCACTATCTCGGAATTAGTAGCCGGTGGTACTCTCCTATCATCCGGCTTCTGCGAGAGTGCGAAGCAATCACTTTGATCCAGAGAGGCACGAGGTATCAGCCAACCGTCATTGTATTGAGAGGTGAGCCAACCGACGAAAAAATTTCCGAAAAGGGCTTGACAACGGCCGGGCCACCCGCTACACTGGTGGCACGGCTGGAAAGCCGGATAGCGGCCTTGGAGAGCTGGAGAGTCTCACAAAACGGGTTCAATCTAGTGGAAGCGATGGCTAATCACGAACTGAGGCTCTCGCAGCTAGAATCCAGTATCCAGGAGAGAGAATCTATCTCCAAGCCAACATCAAACTGAAACAAACAACGAAAGGAAAAACAAAATGCCCATGACTCCTGAGCAGATCCGTGCGGTGTATGCAAAGCGTCGCACGAAGGGTCTGTACGCGGAGAAGCTCGCATCCTTCATCGACAGTGGTGATGGTGGTGTGAGTGTTCGTGAGGAGTGGCCTACTGACTTCTCGTGGGACGAGTCCAAGCCTGAGGGTGAGCGTGGCAAGGTTGCCACTACTCTCAAGCAGGGCTTCGAGAACGCGAAGGACAAGAAGGAGGCTCCTGAGGGTGCGGAGTTCATCGACGTCATCGTGGATGGCAACGATGTGTTCCTGCTCAATCGCGTGGTTCTCGGTAACGTCGCGGAGGACGAGACTGAGGCTGCGTAACCTCACAAGCCTAGTTATGTTGCCAAACATAACTAGGCTTGATAAGCTAGCTGTTGCTATGCGGAGTAGCAGCTAGCTTATCAAGCCTTTCGGGCCGGAGAGTAAGGGTTACCTCATAAACGGTGAAAACCCCTTATTCATAACATGACCGTAGGCTTGACAACTTAAGCAACGAAGGGGTGATGAACATGACACTAAATGATTTCATCAACCGTGAGATTGCAACGTGGGGCGAGGACGTTATCTTCGACCTGCTTGACAGGGGTTTCGAGGCTGTCGAGCTTCACGATGGAATGGGTCATACCAAGTGGACGTGGCGTTACGTTGGCTTGACAAACGCTTCAAAGTCTGCTACCATGACTCACGGCGGCTATCGGGGTTTACTCCCGTTTTCCCTGATACCTCGCACATGAGACAGATGGGATAGAGCACCGTTTCTCACACAAATGAGTGCTCTCCCATCTGTCTCACTATGTCCGTCTTGTGGTAACTTCGCTGTTTTGAATGAAGTTACTGGATGGTGCGGTTCCTGTTCGCAGAGCAGCACAGGGTCAACCTCAAGTAGTAGCAAGACTGAGATGGCATTAGCAGCTAATGCCGATGCTATCGAGTTTTATATAACCAACGGTACTGCATCTACAACGTGGCAAGCATTAGCATTAGCCCGTCAGGATAGAGCAGTTTGTATAGTATGTGGTGAAGTTATGCCACATGCTCCAAGAACTGCTGTATTCTGTCGGCGCTATGCAGAATGCCGCAGATACTCAAGACGATACGTGTATCTCTACACGAACAAAGGCTTGAGTAAGGTTGAAGCGTTCGCTCGAATCTTAGTCGAGCTAACGTAAAAATCAACGGGAGAACATATGACTGAGACTCTTGCTCGGCAACCGCTGATGAAGCGGAAGCCTACCGGCAAGTTTAAGCAGCGTGAGTTTCAGGCTGAGGATATCGCTTATATGAGCGAGATTCCTGGTGGCTCTTGTAACTGGTCAGAGATGGGCAGTTTCAAGACTACTACAGCCGAATGGCTCACGGAGCTTAAGACCAAGCATATCCCTAATCCGCGTGTCTTGATCGTTAGTACCAAGACTGGAAAAGGGCCGTACTTGGAGTCACTGTGGGAAGTGCTCCCTGAGTGGGACATCTTTACAGTCGGAACTAAGAAGCATCAGCTCGTTATCGGTAGTCGAGTGACTCCGTGGGACGTGCAGCTTCCAAATCCGCTGTATATGAGGCCAGTGATTGTGCTCGCGCATTATCACTGTTTCACCAACAGGGCTTGCATTCCACAGCAGATACAAGAGTCAATCACAGTCGCTGGGCGTGAAATCAAGAGGCCAGTCTACGATGAAGAGACTGGACTCATCAAGATGACTACGCCTAGGTGTGCTGAGCTTCTCACTAAGCATTGGGATATGATTATCCTCGATGAGGCGCATCGTATCAAGAACCATGATGCTCAGTGGACTCGCAATATCAAGAAGCTCAAGGCTCCCTATAGGCACATCATGACCGGCACAGGATTCGTGAACAATCCTGCTGAGATTTGGTCGCTGCTCGATTTTGTGTGGCCTGGGAAGGATTCTCCACATCACGCGATTGTCAATAGCTCAGGCTATTGGCCGTTTCGTGAGTATTTCTGTGAAGAGGATGACTTCAGTGGCTATCGCAAAATCGTAGGCATCAAGCCTCAGAGGGAAGTTGAGTTCAAGGAGCTTGTGCGTAAGGTCGGTGTCAGGCGAACGATGTTGGAATGCTTCCCTGATATCCAAGAGCCTATGGAGACTGTGGTTGAAGTTGATCTGTCGTCTACGCAGCAGCGTATGTATGACAGTATCGAGAAGTATCTGATGGCTCTCGATGCCGAGGGTGTTCCGCTTCACAGTCCTACAGTTCTCTCGATGCTCAATCGTTGTAGGCAGATCGCCGTCGCAACTCCTAAGGTTCTTCGTGATGAATACGATGAACTCAAGGATAAGCGTGTGATCGAAGTCGAGCTGACTGAGCCTAGCTCTAAGCTCGATGCAGCGATGGAGATTATCGAGGGACTGGAATGGGATAGCGACCGTAAGGATCAAGTGGTCGTTTTCTCAGCATTCCGTCAGCCGCTTGTCTTGCTTAAGGCTAGACTTGAGAAGGCTGGCATCTCGTATCTCCACATGACCGCTGAGCATAACGAGAAGCAGCGGTTTGCGATGTGGAACAAGGATGGCCCTTGGTGGAATAAGGAAGCACAAGTGTTCCTTTGTACTCTCGGTGTAGGTTCCGAGAGTATCAATCTGAGCTGTGCTCACAGGGCTATCTTCCTCGACCAGTCTTGGAGTCCTGCACAGAACAAGCAGGCTATCGGGCGTGTCTATCGTCCCGGTCAGACTGGAGCTTGTCAGCTTATCTACATTCGTGCTCGCAACACTGTGGATCATCGCATCCTCGGTGCTGTTAACGAGAAGCATGGATGGTTCAAGACCATCTTCGGCAAGGATGAAGAGGCTGAATGAGTGACATCATTCCTCACTATCCAAACGACGTGTTCTACGAGTTGGATAACAACTCAGTAGCATGTGGTGAATGTCTTAATCGATGGATTAAAGATACTCACGCGGGTAAGCTCACCGGAGATGAGAAATTCAATCCAAACATGATCGTCGGCAAAGCTGAAACTCCAGTACAGTGTGATGATTGCTTGAAGCAATCGGATGACTACGATGATCTGTTGGACGAGGAAGAATGATGAGCTGGCCTCAGGCAATAGTCTATACAGCTCTCATCGCTGGATTCTGTTTTCTGTTCTGGCGAGTCACAAGATGAAAACGAGGTAGGCATGAAAGAACTGTTCACGCGAGATGAGCTAGTTACCACTATGCGAGAAATCGCACAGAGAGAAATGCTCATGCTCATCGACGTTCGTGAGCTTCTCAAGAAAGACGAGCAAGGTGAGATCACTCCTGCCGATGTAATCGAGAGACTCATCTCAGCGAAGCAAGACTTGCTCAACGAGCTTGAGAAGTATGAACCGTAATGGGAACATTCGTCAACAAACAACTGGTCGATGATCTGATTGCTAACGATGGTCGATACCACGATGATCCGTTGGTAGTCAGGATTGTCGAGTACGAGAACATGGCTGGTGAAACTTGTTGGGGTGTAGTTTACGTCAACGAGCCTATCACCACTTGGTTGCGATACGACGTACCAACACAGTACGTTCGTAATCCAAGAGTGATCTTCGTACCTTCTCTTCCAGAAGAAAGAGCAACATGACAACTGGAGAAGTAGATCCGAAGGTAGGTCAGCGTGTAAGGTGGCGTTGGCCTGAGCCAGCTTCTACTGAAGCTGAGCTGAATGGCAAGATTACTGCAATCAGAACTGACCTCAAGGTCATGGTCAAGTTTGACGATGGTTCTGAGGAAGAGTGTGATTGGAGTGATCTGGAGCCAACAACATAACACATCCTAGGAGCTAGGAATGACAGACCGAAGCAAATCACCGATTGAGCATACGCTCAGAAGGTTGTTCGGTGATACAAACCATGCAGCACCGCAAGCTCTTCTGTTTAGTACGCTAGCATGGGTACATGGATGGAGCCAGCCAGTGTCACAGAAGAGAGGAGCGAATAGCTGGTCTGCTCTTGATGACAAGGGCAATCAAATCAGGATTCGCTACAGCCATGAGAGTGGAATGATTGAGCTGTTCAAGAACGGGATTCATGGCAAGAAGATCGCCACTCTGACTGATGTGCCTGCTGTGCTCAAGTTCTTCAAGGTGAAGCCATGAGCAAAATCGAACTGACATATGGCAAGATTCCGGGAAGTGAGACGACGGCTGAGTGGGATTTCGGAACACTGTTTGCTGCTCAGTTGCTCAACGATATCAACCTGTGTTCTAGTCGTCAGGCACCGTTCCGTATTGACACTGAGGATTACAAGGTCTATTGGGCCGGAACAATCCTTCGCGTCGATATCAACGAGAAGGCAGTAAAAGCTGATGGCTAGTGAGAGTGTGAGGATCGAGGGCATTGATTTGCCTGGTGGTGAAGAGGCTGGCATCAGCGAGTTTGTCATCACCGTACAAACCGGTGAGATGGACTTCGATGGTCAGCGTGTCATTCTTCACACGTATCTCAGTCCAGACGAAGAAATCTACGACGCCCAAGAATCTGACTTTCCTGTACTTACGGTGAATCTCACCAAACAACAGTTCAAGTCAGTCCTCAAGATGATGATGAGGTTCGATGAACAACTTTGAACAACAGAACCCATACCGTTCGGCAAGTAACTGGCCTCCTGATTTTGTTTTCTTTTTCAGGAGTCCTACAACTAAGGCCATTCATATCGAAGAGCACCGTTCGGGCAAGTCCCTGTGCGGGCTCTTGGATATCCAGGGCCGCGATCCGATGACGATTCGTGAGATTCGTGCATCTAAGGATTACGAGTTTTGTCTCACGTGTCAATCACTCAAGAGCTTCTGGTAGTTCATGGCATCCAGAATCACGACATACAGAATCCGTGTTATGGGGCCTGAGCTTCCTGAGCCAGCTTCACAAGCTGACATTGATGCGTTCGACAGACGCAACGAGGAAGCACTGAAGAACATCGACTTGGGCAAGGTTAAGTATGAAGTCGATATGAAGCTTCCAAGCGGTTACTACTGCACGATCGAGGACTAAATGAGCGAGCTAACTCCATGCAATTTCTGTTCGTTGCGAGATATGAAAGCTCGCGCTAGTCAGCGTGGAGTCGAAGTGATCGTGAAGCTAGAGACTGACGGAGATATGGCTGATTGGTGGAGTGCTCGTTACTCTGACCAAGTTGAGCCTTCTGCGTGGTTTATGGCACTCACCGATCATTGCG